TGCGCCGGAAACCGACGCAAGGCGCAAGATGATGAATAATGCAACGTCGCCGGATAGGCTACTAATTGAAGATGCAATTGCACAAAACGATTGCAGTATTGTAAACAATGACATTATCGATGTGACGTTGTTAAATGACCTTGTGCAGTTTCAGGGCGTGGAATTACCAAAACCGCGTACATTGTCAGCCATATTACTAGAAATGAATTACGAGCAATTATCTACCCGACGAATGAAAGTCAGCGCGACAAATAAACATCATTATGTTTGGTACAAACAAGATAAATACGACGAAACCCAGGTCAAAAACATGGTGCGTGAGTATCACGAAAACGAGTTTTAACTAAGGGCCGAAAGGCCCTTTTTATTTATTTAAATTATTTGCATAAAGTTGTTGCGTTACGGAATTTTGTAACGTACAATGCTTTTAACGGTTAGGGAATGGCCCAACCAATAAAACGATAAAAGGTAAAGGTAAAATTAAAATGGCAACTCGAGCAACTTACAAATTTATTAGCGACATCACTGGCACACACACAGCGTATATTCACAGCGACGGCTACCCAGAATACGCATATAATTATTTGGAAAACGCAGCAAGCATTGACGCGTTTATGGTTAAAAACGACAGAGCAGAAATTACCGAAAGTCACGAAATTCATGGCGACACCGATTACCGTTACACAATACAAAATGGTTGTGTTGTATGTGAAAAGCGCACATGGTTTGAAAGCGATGACGAGGAAGTTGGTTACGAATACAAGTGGGATATTGAGTTTATTGGCACAGTTGAACAGCTTGTAAAAAAATATAAAAGCTAACAAAAAACAGCAAAATTTAGGGCGCGATAGCAAAACAGTTATCGCGCCCTTTTTGTTATATGCTAAAAAGTAATATGTATATGCAAAAAAGTAATATAGCTGAAATTGTCGAAAAGGGCGCGATAACTGCGCCCTTTTTATTATTGCGCCCTTTATCGCGCCCCTACTTAACCCTTTGTTTTATATACTCTTTTATTACTAAGGGCTTAAAGGGCTTGATAATAGTAGTATATTGTAAATAGTGAGGGGTATATAAAAAATAGGGTATAAAAAGTTTTTTATAGTATAGTTGGTAATAGAAGAATTATCGCGCCCTTTGCGCCCATCGCGCCCTTTTTGTTTTTGACGTGTAAAATTGGAATCAGATAGTTTATAATCAATTCAAGCACTCAGGGGGTGCGCATAAACCAGGGGTTTTAAAATGAAGTTGAATGATTACAAGCATGTTGATGTTGTGGATCTGATTCCATACGTTAACAACACACGCACACACGACGAAAAGCAAATTGCACAAGTCGCATCAAGTATCAAAGAGTTTGGATTTACAAACCCTGTCTTGATTGATTCTGATAATGGTATTATTGCCGGTCATGGTCGCATCCTAGCGGCACAAAAGTTAAAACTTGAGCAAGTACCTTGCATTGTATTGGATGGCCTTACAGACGCGCAGAAAAAAGCGTATGTGATCGCCGATAATCAATTAGCACTAAATGCCGGTTGGGATTTGGACAAGTTAAAACTTGAGGTCGAGAATTTAAACGAGCTTGACTTTGATATTGACTTACTAGGTTTTGATGATGATTTTTTAGATGGACTTCTAGACGTCCAGACGTCCGACGGTTTAACCGATGAAGATGATGTGCCAGAGTTACCCGAAGAACCAACCACAAAACGCGGTGACGTGTATGTGTTAGGTAATCATCGTTTAATGTGCGGTGATTCGACAAGTATTGATGATGTTGATACGTTGATGGATGGAAATACTCCTGATTTAATACATACTGATCCACCTTACGGAATGAACGCCGTTAGTAAATCTGCAGTACTGACCAAAACTTACGGAACAGATATTATTGGCGACGACAATCCAGATATTGCAAAAGACGCATTTAGATTAATTTACGGTTTATACCCTGACGCCAAGCAAATTTGGTGGGGTGCAAATTATTACTGCAGCGTTTTACCCGATAGCGAGTGTTGGTTGGTTTGGGATAAAAATAATGGTCAAAGCGACCAAACAGATTGCGAATTAGCTTGGGCTAATTTTAGGAGTGTTGTTCGTCAATTTACGCAAGCAAGTGAAAAAACTAATCGAGTTCATCCTACACAAAAACCAGTATCATTAGTCGAATGGATTATTAAACGATTTAATTTGAGCGCGAACAGTATTGCAGATTTTTTTGGTGGTTCGGGTTCGACTTTGATAGCTGCAGAGAAACATGATATTAATGCTTTTATTATGGAATACGATCCAAAATTTGCAGATGTTATCATCAAGCGTTGGGAAGATTTTACCGGAAAAAAAGCGGAGTTGATCAATGGCTAGACCAAGAATCAAAATCGACTGGCAAAAAGTAGATAAAATGTGCGCTTTTCATTGTACAGGCGAAGAACAAGCGTCTATCCTGGGCATTGATTACGACACGTTAAACCGAGCATGTAAGCGCGAAAAAAAGAAAAGTTTTACGGAGTATTTTAAGCAAAAAAGCGCGGGCGGCAAAATGTCACTGCGCCGCAAACAATTTACAACCGCGTTAGATGGCAATACGTCAATGCTTATTTGGTTGGGCAAAAACTGGTTAGACCAACGCGACCAACCAGAACAAGATACAAGCAGCGAGCCGCAAACTATCCAAAAAGTACAAATTGAAGTGATTGGCAAAGATGCAGATTAGCGTAAAAGCGACGCAACCGCAGTCGGATTTTTTTAACCTTGATTGTAAATTCCCGGCGTTTATTGGTGGGTTCGGTGTTGGTAAATCTGAAACCATGTGTAACAGTGCGTTACTGGACAGCTTAGAGGGTGGCGCAGATAGTTTAATTGCGTTATACGAACCGACTTATGATTTGGTGCGCTTGATACTTGCGCCGCGTATGCAGGAAAAATTAAGCGAATGGGGTGTTCGCTATACCTACAACAAATCTGAAAACATAATTTATACGTCCAATGGTCAGATGGGCGATTTTATATTGCGCACGTTAGATAATCCCGAACGCATCGTGGGTTATGAATCGTTTAGGGCAAAAATCGACGAATTGGATACGCTTAAAACCGAACACGCAAAAGAGGCCTGGAACAAGATAATCGCGCGTAATCGTCAACGCCCGGCAACGTATCAACAGCTAAGTAATAAGCCAGTTAATACGGTCAGCATATTCAGCACGCCAGAGGGTTTTCGTTTTGCGCATGAGCGTTGGAGTAAGAACAAAACAGCCGATTATCAGATGATACAAGCGCACACCGAATCAAACCCATTTTTACCCGATGATTATATTCAGTCATTGCGCGACACTTACCCACCGGCATTACTTGAAGCGTATCTTGCCGGCAAATTTGTAAACCTTACAAGCGGCACAGTATACAGCAGTTACGACCGAGTAAAATGTGACAGCAACGAAACAATACAACCAGGTGAACCGTTGTTTATTGGGTGTGATTTTAACGTGACTAAACAAGCGGCAACCGTATACGTTAAACGCGGCGAAGTATGGCACGCGGTTGATGAGTTGGTCGATATGTATGACACGCCGGATATGGTGCGCACAATCAAAAACAAATACGCAAAGCATGTGATTTATGTTTATCCGGATGCGTCAGGCGGCAGTCGTAAAACCGTTGATGCGTCAATATCGGATATTGCATTGCTACAACAAGCAAAATTTATTGTCAAAGCTAACAAGAGAAATCCGGCGGTAAAAGACCGCATATTAGCCACAAACGCGGCACTCGATAAAGGATTGGTTAAAATTAATTCAAAAAAATGCCCGATTGTGTCACAATGTCTTGAACAGCAGGCGTATAATAAAAACGGTGAGCCGGATAAAAGCAGCGACAACGACCACCAAAACGACGCGACGACTTACCCGATTGCGTTTGAAATGCCAATAATTAAACCGGTAGCAAATCTAAATGTTAAATTTGCTATGTGATGAGGATGGACAATGCAAGATATAACCAATTTTAGACACGAGCAATACGCCGACAATGTTGATATTTGGATACAGATAGACGATATTTTAAAGGGCGAGCGTGCCATAAAGCACAAAGGCCAGTTATATCTTCCAAAGCCAAACCCAGACGACGACAGCACCGAAAACGATAAACGCTATAAGCAATATTTGCAGCGTGCGTTATTCTTCAATGCGACGGCCAAAACGGTCAGCGCGTTGGTTGGTGCGGTATATCGCAAAAAGCCGGTGGTCGAATTACCTGATAGCATTGATTATGCGGTTTACAACATTGACGGCAACGGCGTCGGCATTGGCCAACAGTCGCAACGTGTTACGCGTGAAGTGTTATCAAAAGGTCGCAGCGGCATATTGGTAGACTTTCCGCGCGTCGAGGGTGAAATCACTATTGAGCGTGCGCGTCGTGAAAACTTGCAGCCTTATTCGATTGTGTACGATGCAAAGAATATCGTCAACTGGTTGACCGAGCGAGTCGGTGCGATCACAAAACTTAAAACGATTGTATTAGCCGAGCAGGTCGAAAGCATTACAAGCATTTTTACAAGCGAAATGATTAGCCAGTTTAGGGTTTTACATTTAGACGACGACGGCTTATATGTGCAATACGTTTATCAAATTGACGAGCAAAACCGCATCAGCGAGCCGGAAACAATTTACCCGCTTGATGCGAATGGCAACCGATTAACCGAAATACCATTTGTGTTTGTCGGTTCAGAGAATAACGATTATACCGTTGATGAGTCGCCGATTTACGATTTATCAAATGTTAACTTATCACATTACCGCAACAGCGCAGACAATGAAGAATCGAGCTTTATACATGGGCAGCCTAGTTTATTCTTATACGTTGCCAATGGCGCAGCGGTAACAGAGGCAAACCCGAACGGCATTAGTGTCGGCGCGCGTGCGGCCAATGTATTAGGTCAGGATGACCGGGCCGAGCTATTACAAGCGGGTGAAAACAATTTACCGCGTGAGAATATGCGCGACAAAGAACAAATGATGATAATGCTTGGCGCACGACTAATCACACCAAGCCAACAAGAAACCGCCGAGGCGGCACGCATTAAACACTCAGGTGATAACAGCGTGTTAGGTATTATCGTTAAAAACGTTGATAATGCTTATAGCAAGGTCATCGAGTGGTTGCAGTTATTCCAAACAGGTATCGAGGAAGATTTTTTATTCCAGGTTAATAATGACTTTTTCTTTGAGAAGATGACAGCGCAAGATCGCCAAGCGTGGATTGCCGACGTATTACAGGGCGCAGTATCATTAAAAGATTACCGCACCGCGTTACGTGAAGCGGGCCATATTGCCGACGATAGAACAGATGACGAAATCGACGGCGATATTAACGACACAGCACCGACGAGCATTATCTAAATGTCAATGATAGACGAGCAAATCGCGCACCAATTAGCACTTGCACAAGTAATCGAAACGGTTAGTAATTATGATTACATAGTCGAAGAAGTGCGCGAGAACGTCAACGAAACACTTGCAAGCGTTGAAGCGATAACCACTATTGCACAGATGAAAGTGGTACAAGCGGCAGTCAGTGAAACGCTTGAAAAAATATTCGAAGATGCAGCCAAGCAAAACGCCAAGGCGATAAAAGATATCACCAAGGCCGAAGTCGCCGCACAGTTGGATATTTTAAAATCCAACGGCTACGATATAAAGCGCAAAGACTTTGACGACGTAGAAACCAAGGGCCTAAACCGTCCGTTTAAATTGGGGTCAGGTTATCAAAAAAGCGCGGATATGTTTGCACAAGCTACAGCGGGATTATTAAGAGAGTCACGCGCAATTGTGGCCGGTGGTTATTATGGCGGGCAAACAATCCAGGATATTAAAAGCGCGATAAACGGCACAAGCACGAGCGGATATAAAGACGGCCTTGCATCCAAGGCAAAGCGCGACTTTTCAACGATTACCCGCACACAAGCAACAGCCGTCGAAACGCAAGCCAAACAAGAGGCTTACAAAGCGGTCGACAGTGATGGGTATATCTACAATTCGATTGTAGATAGTCGCACCAGTTCGGTTTGTCGCACGTTACATGGCCGCAAATATTTATGGAAAGGCGTTGGGCGCAAACCAATGCCGCCGATGCACTACAATTGTCGGTCGTCAATCGTGCCATATTTCAAAGGCGAAAAGAACGAGCTTGAGGGCGTGAATTATTACGATTGGTTGCGCCGTCAAAATGCCAATGTGCAGGATGAAGTGTTAGGCGTAACAGGTGGCGACATATTCAGAAACGCGGGTTTATCAAACGACGAGTTTAGAAAAGCCACAACAAACCGATTTGCAGAGCCGTTAACGCTTGAAGAAATGGCGCAAAAAGATAAGCGTATACGCGAATATTTGACCGATACCGGCGAGTAGGATATTATTTACACTAATACGGCAGAGCCGTTAAACAATCCAGGGGATTAACAATGTCACAAGAAGTTGAAAACGAGCTTAAACAAGGCGCACCGGTTGACGAAGTAAAGCAGTACAGCCAAGCGGATGTTGAACGATTGATTGAAGAGCAAACCGGCGGACTTAAAAAGAAAGTCGACGAGTTGCTAGGTGAGAAAAAATCAGCGTCACAAAAAGCGCGTGAAGCCGAAGAGCGTTTAGCGCAAGAGGCGGAACAGCGAGCAAAAGAACAAAACGATTATAAAAGTTTGTTTGAGTCTAGCCAGAACAAGGCCAAAGAATTCGAACAAAAGTATCAAGAATTAAATAATAATATTTTAGCTGAAAAGGTTAACGCCACAGCGATGAATATTAGCGCAGAGTTAGCCGACGGCAACAATGCAAAGATTTTAAGTGAGTTCGTCAAAAAGCGGATCACATATAAAGACGGCCAAACATTGGTTTTAAACGAAAGCGGCGAACCAACAGTATCAACCGTTGATGATTTAAAGAAAGAATTTATAGCGAGTGGAATTTTCGATTCGCTATTAAGACAAAGTAAAGCTAACGGTGGCAGTGCTGCCAAACCGAACGCCGGTGGGGTTACAGGTTCAGTTGATTTGTCAAAAATGAGCAAGCAAGAAAAATTAGACTATTTTAGACAAAAACGAGGGTAAAACTCATGGCAGTATCAGATATGGTTGTTTTCAACCAACAAGTTCAAACAGTAGCAACTGAAGTTGTAGCGCAAAACGTTGAAGCGTTTAACGCTGCTTCACAAGGTACCATCCTTTTAGGTTCAGAATCATCTATCGGTGATTTTGTCGAAGAGGCATCATATAAAGCGATCGCCAACTTAGTTGGTCGTCGTGACGCGTATGGCACTGGAACATTATCAACTAAGGCATTAGCACAGTTGAAAGATGTATCAGTTAAAGTTGACCAAACAGTCGGCCCAGTAGAATGGACAGCGGAACAGTTCCGTCGCCTAGGTAAATCAGAAGAAGAAGCCGGTTTAATCATCGGTGAACAAGCTGCGATCGGCTTAATTCAGGATTACCTAAACGTAGGTGGTTCATCTTTAGCAGCGGCAATCGGCGGAAACGCTGCGCTTGTTAATGATTATTCTGCTACAGGTACAGCGAAACTTGTCGAGCTTAACAAAGCTGCGGGCAAATTTGGCGACCGTCAACAGTCTTTACAAGCATTTTTAATGCACTCAAAAGTATTCACTGATTTGACCAATGAAGCGATCACAAATACTTCACGCCTTTACACCATCGGCGATATCAATGTAATGCAAGACGGTCTTGGCCGTATCTATATTGTATCTGATATCCCGGCACTAGCGGTATCTGGTTCACCTGATACATATAAAACGCTTGGTCTTGTTGGTGGTGCGATGATGGTTGAGACTATGCCGTTGATCACTATGACACAGCCGAAAGCAGATCAACAAAACATGGGCGTTGTCTGGAAAGGCGAGTCTAGCTTTGTTGTTGGCCTTAAAGGTTACGCGTGGGATATCGCCAACGGCGGTAAATCACCAACTGATGCAGAGCTTGCAACAGCGACCAACTGGGACAAAGTTGCTACTGATAACAAAGACACCGCCGGTGTTATGTTAATCAGTCAGTAATTGACAAAATGAACAAGGCGGCTACGGTCGCCTTTTTTGTAAGAGGGGTTTATCATGAAAAAATACGCATATTTACCAATGCCATGTGACAAAGAAGAAGTGCGCAAATTAAACGCGCAAGGCTTCAAAGTGTTAGATGAAAGATTTAAACCGGCGGATGAGACACCACCGGCAAAACCTAAAGCAGCACCAAAAAAGAGAGCAATTAAAAAATGACCACAGCACCAACACGCCAACAAATAATGTCGGACATGTTCGTCAATAATACCGGCGTGGGTGATAGAAAATTAAAAACCACCAATACGAATTTTCACGAAATAGAAATATGTCGCGGCGATGCGTTTGTGGGTGTAGTAAAGCGCACAGGTGTGACCACTGATAATACTTTTTATTCAGTTATCACCACCGGCGCAAAATATTTATTAGTTGATGATTTGGCGGCAATGGTCAATTTTAACGTCGGCGATGGTGATTTTCTATTTGAAATGCACGCTTATGTTGATATAAGCAATGCAAACACTTGGTCATATGCAGGCGGCACGCAAGCACCGCTTGGCAAGCCTTTGCATACAGGGTTAGTCAATAACACGCCAGTCGCAACAATTGAAGTCGGCGTGACCGCTACCGTTACCGGCGAAGATGATTATCATTTATTTGACCAACAATTGACGCGCGACACAAGCGGAAACCGTAACACAAGCGGTTCAATAAGTGCTACAATATTTGCAGGCAATCGCGTTATAGTCATTTCACCTAATAGCAAGGTTTTGATCCGAAGTGATTTTACAGGCGTTGGCGGTGATGCGAATATTACAACAATGTTTTATTTCAAAGAATTAACGGCGGCAGAGTTCCCGCAATCAGAGGATATCTAATGGCCTTAATAATCGAAGATGGCTCAATTGTCGCAAACGCCGACAGCTATGTGACAACCGCAGAAATTACCGCGTATGCAAATAAACGCGGTTTTGCCGTTCCCACTCTTGAAGCCGAGCTTGAACAATTGGCCATTTTAGCCATTGATTATATGCAGTCTAAAAAGTATATCGGCGACCTGGTTGAAGATACCCAGGCGTTAGCGTTCCCGCGTAAAAATATCGACGGCGTTGAAAAAGACGAAATTCCAAGCGATATTAAAAACGCACAAATTGAATTAGCGATTGCAGCATATACAAACGACCTATTGACGGCAGAAACGACCGCAGCGGTCACAAGCGAGTCAACAGGTGCAACCAGTACACAATACGCCGGTAATGGTCTTAGCGCAGTATTTACAAGCGCACGCGTGTCGCGTTACCTGGGTAAATGGTTGCTTGCAATGGCGGTTGTTAGAATATGAGTATCCACAGCAAAACGCCATTACGCCAAATAAAGCGATACGGTACAAAAGGTGATTACAAATTAGTGTATACGTCGAGCGATGCGTATGACGAAAACACAATGACAGTGGTTAAAGGCGCATCGACTAGCGTGCCGTTGTTAGCGTTTGCGGAAGATAAAGCCAATGCACAAAATGAAGATAACGCAAGCACTAGCGGCGTTTATGCTTTGTTGGTTGCGGTTGATAGTGATTTTAATGGTGATGTGCCGGTCAACGCGCATATTGAGCATGAAAGCAAAACGTATAATATTAACAATGTGCAAGTGCATCGCGTTAAAAATAAAATCACGTTTGTCGAGCTAACAATAAATGGCTAGTGTTGGGTGGGATAAAGATATCGCCGAGCTAGTGCGTGAGTTTACCGTATTTACGCAAGAGGACGCATTTGACGCGTTTGAAAAGTCAGCTAGTGACGTTGCCACCGCTATAATGCAAGCAACGCCATTGGGCGTATCACAAGCCGAGGGTGGTACGCGTGGCACACTAAGAAACAATTGGCAGATTGGGCGAAGTGTTACCGAGCGAGTATTAAACACGCCGAACCCAAACAAAGGCCGGTCATACTCAGATAAAAAAATATTGGGTAAACTGCGCGGCACAAAACAGGGCGGTATATACACCGGCCAAAAGTCGATGTACTTATTTAATAATTCGCCTTATGTTAACGTCGTTGAATACGGCGGGTATCCAAAGTTAGTAAAACGCGGAACGTATTTAAAAAAATCCAAGCGGTACGAAATCAGATCAAGCAAAGGATTTTCGAAACAGTCACCGCATGGCATGTTCCGGCTAGGTGTTAATCGCTTTGGTCGATTCTTCAAAAACAGGTATAAAATTGTATGAGCTTATTAACCATTGAAAAAATGATTTACGCACAAGCGAAAACGCTTGGTTATACGTTAAAGCCTGAAAATGTGCCGTATAATATCGATGATGAAGCGACACCGTTTATTGAGGTATATTCATTACCAAACGGTGCGGATGAGCTTTACAAAGGCACACGCGACGAGTACAGCGGCATATATCAATTATCAGTATATACGGATATTGATGCAGGGCGTGGCGCGTCGATTAACATTATTGATGATATTACCGGCGCATTCCGTCCAGGAAGTGAGCTTAACGATAGTGATACAAAATTAATCGTTGATAGTGTATCATTAACACAAGGTCGCGTTGACGGTAATCATTATCGAAGTGACGTATCAATTAATTACATAGTTTTTGCAGGGGCATAAAAGCATGGCAGAATATAATTCAGATAGAACAGGCGCGAATATCGACGCGACACTTGATAAGGTGGATTCGCTTGATGCGAAAATCGTACCCACCGGCACAGGTGTTAATATTATTGGAGAGTCGGCATCAGATAGCGTTGTCACAGACCAAGCAACATTAACAGCCATTGCCCAGACTAAAGCAGAAACAGCAGTTGACGTATTCGTATACGACACAAGCAAAGACTCTGATGGTGGCGCATGGCGTCAACGTACACAGGGCACTTCATGGTATAACGAAACGCTAAACACAGCGACTCGTGGTAGTCGTAAAGAGTTTCCTGCAGTTGCGGTGATTGTTGCTGAGGGTACTAAAGTCACTATTTATGACGGTGATGACCCGAGTATGCCGATGTGGATGGTGTTTAATAGCGGTGGTACATGGTCAGGGGAGATTACAACTTCTAGCTTTAATCTGATTGGCAAGGGCAATATAACTTCTGTTTCTATGTTAAATGGCACATTAGCCACTACCTTAAGCGCAGGGCTTGTAGTAGTTAATTTTGTAGATGAAAGAAGTGTTTATCGTGGTGCAGTGGCGACCACAGATGGTGTCTATGCGGGTACAATTGCCCAGAGAAACGACAACATAGGACATCGTGCAGAAAGCAATCTGGGTCTTCTTGTAAATGCCATAGTCAACGACGTAGCCATGACAGTCTTACCAGACGCACCCATAGACCCTGACACAGGTCTGCCTATTCCTACGATTGCTGTAGCGACTGACGGTGGCGTGAGTGTGATTAAGGATGACGGGAGTGTTGTTGATATTACAGGGTATGTATATCGTCCTAGATTTGTAATTTTTGATGAAGATAGTCAGCTTTACAGTACTGGTAATTATTGGGATAAATTTGTGGTAGGTGAAATTCCTGATAGCGATATTTTGGTCACTGCGTTAGGTGCTACATATAATTGGACTGACTTAGCCACTAAGAATGGTGCTTTTATGTATAACTTCGTTACTACCGATAAGAAACAAGTAGCTTCTAATACCACGAATTCCTTATATTCTCTTATAAGAGCGGATGTTTCTGCTGGAACTACGGAAGGGCTACTTTCAAACATTACAACCTCCTCCTACAACACAGGTTGGATGAATGGTGACATTAAACTAGCGACGCTATCAGACACAGATGACACAGACTTGGTAGGTACTGAGTTGGTGACTAATGGTACGTTTGATAGTGATACGAGTGGTTGGACTGCAGCGTTAACTACTATTTCTTCTGTGTCTGGAGAGTTAATTGTTACAGGTAACGGAAGCAATTCCTATGGTTCTGTTTATCAAGATGTTCCTACGGTGGTAGGTAAGACTTATGTTTTGAGTTTTGATTTCACTAAGACCTTAAACAACCTTATATTGACAATAAACGGAACTGACATAGTCACGTACACATCAAGTTTTGTAGGTGGAGCGGCGCAATTTACAGCCACTTCAAATACAACAAGGGTTCAGTTTAAGGTTGTTAATAATGCTTCAGGTGAGCTAACCATCGACAACGTATCATTACGCCTAGCAGAACCAGACCGCTCAGTGAATAACAACGGTTTACAAGTGTTCGGTACGGTAACGAAAGAGCCTGTAGC